CGGAGACGGACGACCGAAACATCATGGCCGTCGTAGTACTCCTTTCCGCAAGACTCCCGGAACTTTCCAGTCCAGAAACTCTTGCGCATGTTGACCTTCAGCCCGAAGGCGTGAAGAAGATCAACAACGTGATTCGTCGTGTCGACAGGGACTACAATATCATCCCCGTAAACACTCAGAACCCCGGCTAACCGCCGGGGGTTGACAACACTGCCCGCACGACACATCCCTAGGTACGCCAGAGTCGTAAAGACAATGGCCTCCACAGGAAAGGTCAATGCGGATCCCATTGACGCGTACTTATGAAGGGTAATTTCCTCACCCTCCACTGTCACGGTTCGAGACCGTGCAGCAAGTACGTGGTCACGCAGATGTGGCCATCTCTTAAAGGTCGACATGACCAGCGAGAGATGTACACGGTCAGAGGCCTCGCTCAGATCGAGCGTTGCGAAGGAACCATCGATGGACGCTTTACGCGCCATTTCTTGGTTCCTCTTCTGATCGGTAAAACCGAGAACATCGCGTAGGGCTGAACGCTTTATTTCAGCGTACATAGCCCTTTTGAGGCCCTGCTGTGCGTACTGCACAGTAGCAGGTTCCATCGCGATGATCCTCGGCGCCTTCTGTGTCTTTGGTACCGTCACGATCCTCGCGGGTCGCTCAGTACCAAGGGGATTCGTCGGTTCTGCCCATTTATCGGAATATTGACCGTATCGCCATCGAGGGAAAACCTCTTCAAGGCGGTCAGGCCAGTACTCGAAATCCCAGCGATCAGGGTGTCTAATCCTGTCAGCTGTGGACCCGGGGCCGAATCGAGGGACGAGCTCATAGTTCGCGACCTGTCGGTCGAGTTCATTGAACACGTCCCCGAACAAAGCAAGAACAGCACGTTCGTACTGTTCCCACAACTGGGGGTCGATACCCTTCCGGAAGTGGTTGCCTAGTTCGCGATCAGTTTCGATGTAGGCTCGAAGCGCAGCTGTCTCCCTCGCGGGAGTGCAGTCACGTTCGATCTTGCCTGCCAGATTTGCAACCTGGCGGACCGCCCAAATGCAGTTAGCATCGGGCGCATCGAGTAGTATGCCATCGGACGAAAAGATACGCGTGAGAAAACCCCGCATGAATGCGGGGAGCTCTCCCAAATGCCGGAAACCCGGCGCTTGGTTACGCTCCCATCTACCTGTCGCAAGCGCTCTTTCGAGATACTTGCTAAGGTTTGGTAGGGTGATAGTTAGGAAGCTATCCCCTTCGTCCTTCAAGCGGCTGGTGAGCGTCAGCTCGTCAGCCGCGGTCTTGACGCCGCAAAGTAACCCTGCATCACGCAGGGTTGCCAGGTGGAGAGTTGCCAGGCTTTTCAAGGTTCCCCTTTCGAGGTGTTCCTATCCAGCCGGTAACTTATCCCGAACGACGGAAAGAGGCCGCCAGCGCGAATGCCGAAAGACTGACTGTAGTCAGGATCGTCACAGCGCAAATGGCAAGAGCCTCAATTCCGCTCAGCGTTCCCCTCCAAGCACCTTGCGCAGAAGCGCGTTGGTGCCAGCACTGAGTGCCGCGTTCATAGCGACATACAGAGCCTCTACATCAGCAACCGTCTTCCCGACAGGGATGGCGCCGTTGATGGTGATCGACGTCGGAACACGTGACTTGAGCCCAGAGATGGGGTCAGTCACAATGTCGTTGGTGACCAAAGAGATGGACGGACGGTAAGTGCCCTTCTTGTCGACCCGCTGGGTCACAAAGAGGTCAACGCCGTTCGCCCTGTCCGAATACACGTTCGTGTCCGGACGCTCTTCAAGGCGAGGCAGGGTACGTGCGGTACCAGAAATGGTAACGCTCTGAGGGTCGGTAAGCACCGGTTCTCCTATGTTGTGGTTGGGTTGTGTGTTGTGGTGTTTTAGCGCCGGGTCTTTGTGAGTCCCAGTGCAGCCAGAATCGCAAGCTGACCAACGTTCAAGTTGACAGTCGGATCCAGGATGTACCCGAAAGGGTTGGCCTTGATCCTCTGATACCGCGTGGACTTGATCTCTGTGTAAGCAGACTTCGGTCCCGTGTAGCGATATGCCGTGCTTGATGCACGGACATCAGAGGCGAAGATGGAGGTCGTGATGACCTCCTTCCTCATCGCGTAAGCGAACAAGGACATGATGTTGCTGGACGTGGCAGCCTGCCACGATTCAATCAATCCGCCGATGTCGACGAACCAATCCACCAGCCACGACCAAGGGGCTAGCTGCCAAAGATCAGCCGGAGTAAGGTCAAACCTCATGAGCTCGTTGAGCTTTTCGAGGTAAGGGTCCATTACCGGTTCTTTGGTAGGAAGTCGAAGAAATTCAGCTTCGAACGAGGTGTATATCTCATGCCGCTGTATAAGCGAGCCTGTAGACGTTACCCCGGACTGAGTCTGAACTACTTGACCCGTCTGGCCGAGGGCCGGCGCTTGAAAGCGCAGAGCCTCAGTTATAACGACGGGAGACGCAGCTGTCATAGTTGCGTCCTTCACAGTCCCATCACGGCGTCTGTGTGTAGAGATCGACGGGCCAGTCACGGCCGTCGTTGCAACGGCGAGAGCCGTAGCAATCCCTCTCACATCGTTCAGCAAGGGTATCCACCCAAACTGAACGTTGAGGTAATCTGATCCGGCAGCCTTCTGCTTTCCGATTTGCTTTTTCAAGGCATATCGGAGATCATTCGGGTTGCCCTTCCTGGTTTTAAGCAAGGAAGGAATCAGTGCAGGTAGCCCCTCTCGGAGCTCCCCCACAAAAGCGGACACAGAGAACTGATCAGACGTTGGTGCTGCCGCGCCGTACTCCAGTGCCCCATAGTTGCTCAGCTGGACGTCCGTACCCTCGAAAGTAAAAGGGTCACGTTGTCCATAGTTGAGCAGAGTGAAGGGCATGGCTCCAGCCACCGTGTAATACGGTAGGCCAGCTGAAGTGCGCACTTCATAGTCGAAGGGCTTCCCTGTAACCTCGCACTTAGCGAAATCCCAGGGGTGTCCCTTGTCTTTTTTGAAGAGCGCACCATACTTTGAATCGGTAACCACTGCGGCCCTGAACTTAAGGGCGTTGCGGTCTTCCAACCAAGAGTATGGTTCGGCCACGCTGAGTTTGATAGGCACTACCTCTATGCCCGAGGGCATTCGAGAGTGGTACCCAATTCGCTCAAACGTGAAGTTCGTTTGGAGTTGTGCCACAATCGCGTTTTTTGACGCGGGGCGGGTTTGCTCCTTGCGAACCTTGTAGTACGGCATGGTCATCCTTTCGTGGTATGAGAAGTAACGAAGAGACACCGTCTCTAGTTGCTACTCGGGCGTCAAGCACCCGGGTCCCCTGAAG